GAGAGTATGACAAGACAGAGTCAATTAGAAAGAAAATCAGCAGAGGCTCAATCAGAGAGTGATACATTAACAAAGATACCGTTACTAGTGTATATAGGATAAATTAAAATTATATAATATGTGTGCAATGTTCGGTTCGACAAGAGACATAACAACGTTTAAGTACATAACCAGAGAAGTGGTAGAAAATATTATTTCTCAGAATTGTGGATATTATAAAGTAGTTTTAAGTGATACTATAATTAATACATATGGAGAAGCGCTTAATAAGACCTATATAGGACCAGTGCTAATAAACTGCTTAATACAGAGAGGAGACTTTGAATTTACACAGACAGAATTTGGACCAGATAATACAAGATCAGTTGAGTTTAGATTCTTCAAAGATCACTTAATACAAGCAAACGTATTTCCTGAAGTGGGAGATGTAATAATGTACAATGAGTTATATTTTGCTGTTGATTCTATAAGTGAAAATCAATTGATACTCGGTAAAGATAATCAATACGCATATCAAGATGGTCTAGAAAACTTTGGATCATCTTACTCTATAATATTAAAAACGCATTATGCTTCACCAGATTCATTAGGCATAAAGCAAGAAAGATTATAATATGGCTGGCGGAATACAACAAACAAGACCTAAGAGCAGAAGAGAGTTTATGAAATCTCTCGAAACTCCCTATGTTCAACAATCTCCAGATCCAGTATTTACAGAACCTCAAAAACTTGGACAGCCAGAGATAAACAGAGCATTGGAATATTCTCTTAAAGGTGACAAAGATAAAATTTTCTCAGTAGGCATAAAAGATATTGATGACGCAGTAATGTACTATTTTACTCAAGTTTTAAAACCAGCAGTAGTACAGAATAATACAAAAACAAACGTTCCTATACTCTATGGCACTCCTGAGAACTGGAAAAGCGTACAAGCAGATGGATACTACAGAGACCAAAAAGGTAAGCTGATGGCACCTCTGATTATGTTTAAACGCAACTCAGTAACTCAAAATAGAACTTTGGGAAATAAACTTGATGGAAACCAAGCTCATAATTTACAATTCTTTCAAAAAAAATACTCCCAAAGAAATATTTATAGTAACTTTGTTGCTTTGAATAATAGATCTCCAGAAACTGAGTATTTAGTATCTATAACTCCAGACTATGTGACTGTAGAATATACGTGCATGGTGTGGACCTACTTTGTAGAACAGATGGATTCTTTGATTGAGTCTTTAAATTTTGCATCCAGAAGCTACTGGGGTGACCCTAATCGCTTTCTTTTTTATAGCAATATAGAAACATTCACTGACACATTATCGTATGATCTTGGAGACGATAGGCTGGTAAGAAATAGTTTTAATCTTACGTTAAACGGTTATCTAATCCCAGACACAGAAATGAGTAAAGTGGCTGGTGCAAGTAAGTCATATGGAATATCAAAACTCATATTTGGATTAGAGACTACGAGTGGAACAGAAACATCAAGTACAGCAGCTAAAAAGACAGGAAGTCCAGCTAAAGGAGCATTAATTAATGATTCAGTTAGCAATGTCTATAATGTTAGTGCAGGATCAGTAAGTCCACTATTACTATCATATTTGAACACAAGTAAACAAATACAAGGAACTTATATAGATAATGCAACTACAACTTTTAGTGGAGTTTGGTTAATAGCCCCATCAGGATTACCAGCAACAAGTTTAGATAATTTTAATTTCTTTGTTAATGGATTTTTTATAGAAAAGTCATCAATAGTAACTTTTACCACAGATGGAGTAAGTACATCAACTTTGGTAATAGATCCTACAGCTTTAGGATATGGTTTTGATTCAACAGATACTATATTAGCAATCGGTAAATTCGCATAAAGAATGTCTCAAATAAATAGCAAACAACTTTTAAAACCAATATCAGGATCTTTTATAGGAACTTTCACAGGGTCTTTGCAAGGTACTGCTTCTTATTATAGTGGTTCAGTTATTTCAGCTTCATATGCTTCTTCTAGTACCAGTGCATCATATTCATTGACATCTCTAAGTTCAAGTTATAGTATTACAGCATCATATGCTCCTAATTATGTGTTAACAAGTGCTACAGCTTCAATGTTGTCACCATATGTATTGACATCACAGACGAGTTCAATGACTGTATCTAGTGCATCTTTTGCTACTACAGCATCATATGTCACTATAGCTCAAACAGCGTCTTTTGTAACATCATCAAAAGTATATGGTCCCTACGGAGCAAATTCAATACTATCAGCTTCATACGCTTCAAGTTCTTCATATGCCTTAAGTAGTTCACAGGCGCAAAATGCTCAAACAGCATCGTATATACTTAATGCTGTAAGTTCATCATATGCAACTACGGCATCTTACTATGGAGGTTCAGTAACTTCAGCTTCGTATGCATCAAGCAGTACTTCAGCTTCATATGCTTCTTCTAGTACCAGTGCATCTTATTCAGCTACAGCATCATATATCACTACAGCTCAAACAGCTAGTTATGTCTTAAGTGCTTCTTACTCTATAAGTTCATCCCAAGCACAAAATTCCGTTACTGCTTCTTATGTTACTGGATCAATACATAATAGTACAAATCCGGCACTAAGTGCTTCTTATGCCCTAAGTAGTTCACAGGCACAAAATGCAGTAACAGCATCATATATTCTACAGGCAGTTAGTGCTTCTTATGCCACAACTGCTTCATATTATGGAGGATCAGTAGTAAGTGCATCATACTCAGCAACAGCTTCATATGCTCCAGCTTATTTACCTCTCACAGGTGGTACTATAAATGGAAATGTAACTATAAATGGAACTGCTTCAATATCATTTTTAAATGTTGCATATGAATCTGCATCTGTAATATATTCAACTGGTTCAAATCAGTTTGGAGATGCAGCAGATGATATTCAAACTTTATATGGGTTAATTACAATACCAACTGGAAGTTTAAAAGTAAGTGGTAGTACTACTATAACAGGGTCTTTAAATGTTACAGCAGGAATCACAGGTTCAATACTAGGAACTGCTTCATATGCAACTCAGACCTTAAGTGCTTCATACTCTATAACATCTAGCTATTCAAGTACAAGTACAACAGCTTCATATGCATCAAGTACTACAAGTGCATCCTATGCTTTAACTGCTTCATACATTACGACTGCTCAAACAGCATCATACGTAACAGCATCTAATGTATATGGACCTTATGGGTCTAATAGTATAATAAGCTCTTCATATGCTCTAACTGCTTCTTATGTAGCAAACGCATCTTCATTCCCATTCACAGGTTCAGCAATTATAACGGGATCTCTGATAGTAACAGGATCTACAACATCAACGGGAGGTTTTACAGGGTCTCTTTTAGGAACTGCATCTTATGCTACTCAAGCTTTAAGCTCATCATATGCAATTACAGCATCTTATTACAGTGGTTCAGTTACAAGTGCTTCATATGCATTAACTGCTAGTTATGTTCAAAATGCTCAAACAGCTTCTTACATATTAAATGCAGTTTCAAGTTCATATTCAACTACTGCTAGTTATAGTATAAGTTCATCATATGCAACTACAGCATCTTACTATGGAGGTTCAGTAACTTCAGCTTCATACGCATCAAGCAGTACTTCAGCTTCATATTCAGTAACAGCTAGTTATGTGGTTAATGCTCAAACAGCAAGCTATGTAACAACGGCTCAAACTGCCTCTTATGTGCTACAAGCAATAAGTGCATCATATGCAACTACAGCATCTTACTATGGTGGGACTGTAACTTCAGCTTCATATGCATCTAGTTCTACTAGTGCATCTTATGCATTAACAGCTAGTTATGTTTTAAGCGCATCTTATTCTATAAGTTCATCACAAGCGCAAAATGCAATTACAGCTTCATATATACTTCAAGCTATTAGCGCATCATATGCTACTACAGCTTCTTATGTTACTGGATCAATACATAATAGTACAAACCCGGCTTTAAGCTCGTCATATGCGCTAACAGCATCTTATGTTTTAAACGCTATATCAAGTTCTTATGCTTCAACTGCAAGTTATTATAGTGGATCTATTATTAGTGCGTCCTATGCTTCTACAGCATCATATATTACTACAGCTCAAACGGCGAGTTATGTTCAGAATGCACAGACAGCAAGTTATGTATTACAGGCAGTGAGCAGTTCTTTTGCTTCTACAGCATCTTATATTTTACAGGCAGTAAGTGCATCATATATAACTACAGCTCAAACGGCGAGTTATGTTTTAAACGCTATATCAAGTTCTTACGCTTCAACTGCTTCCTATATTCAAAATGCCCAAACAGCATCTTACATAGTAACAGCTCAGACAGCATCTTATGTTTTACAAGCAGTAAGTAGTTCTTTTGCTACTACAGCATCTTATTATGGTGGTTCAATAATAAGCGCATCTTATGCATTAACTGCTTCTTATGTAGCAAATGCATCATCATTTCCATATACAGGTTCGGCAATTATAACTGGATCTTTGATAGTAACAGGATCTGTAATATCAACAATAGGATTTACAGGGTCACTACAAGGAACTGCTTCGTACTCAAACCAATCATTATCAGCTTCATATGCAACTACTGCTTCCTATATCATAACAGCTCAGACAGCATCTTATGTTTTACAAGCAATAAGTGCTTCATATGCAACTACTGCTTCTTATATAACAACTGCACAAACAGCTAGTTACGTATTAACTGCTTCTTACTCTATAAGTTCATCTCAAGCACAAAATGCAGTAACAGCAAGTTATGTATTACGGGCAGTAAGCAGCTCTTTTGCTTCAACTGCAAGTTATTATAATGGATCTGTTATTAGTGCATCTTATGCTTCTACAGCATCATACGTAACCACAGCTCAAACAGCAAGTTATATTCAAAATGCACAGACTGCTTCATATGTTTTACAGGCTATATCAAGTTCTTACGCTGCAACAGCTTCTTATGTTCAAAATGCTCAAACAGCATCTTACATAATAACAGCTCAGACAGCATCCTATGTCTTAAATGCAGTAAGTGCGTCATATGTAACAGCATCTAATGTATATGGACCTTATGGATCTAATAGTATTATAAGCTCATCATATGCTCTAACTGCTTCATATGTAGCAAATGCATCGTCATTTCCATATACTGGGTCAGCAATAATAACAGGAAGTTTAACAGTAACAGGTTCAACCACATCAACATTAGGGTTTACAGGATCATTATTTGGAACAGCATCATACGCTAATACTGCTTCATATTACGGGGGTTCAGTTATTTCAGCTTCATATGCTTCTAGTTCTACTAGTGCCTCTAATGCTATAACAGCTAGTTATGTTACAATAGCTCAGACAGCAAGTTATGTATTACAGGCAGTAAGTGCATCATATATAACTACAGCTCAGACTGCTTCATATGTTTTACAGGCTATATCAAGTTCTTATGCTTTAACGGCTTCCTATGTTCAAAATGCTCAAACAGCATCATATGTAATAACAGCTCAGACTGCTTCATATGTCTTAAATGCAGTAAGCGCTTCATACGCAACCTCTGCTTCTTATGCTTCAGTATTCCCTTATACAGGTTCTGCAATCATAACAGGATCTTTGATAGTAACTGGATCTATATCAGCAACAAACTCTATCTACTTAGGAACAACATTTACAACATCATCATATTTAAGCCCATCTGCAGTTGGAACAAATCTAGTATTTAGTATACCATATGGATCATGGACTTCTATGTTTTGTAAATATACTATAACTGATGGTGCAATAAATTCTAGATCAGGAGAAATAATGGCAACGTGGATAGGAACTAACTGTGTTTTTACAGATACTTCTACTCCAGATATAGGATCTACTATTACTGAAACGTTAAATGTATCAACAACAGTAGCACTTGCTAGACTAAGATGGTCATCTGCAGGAGGGTATACTATTAAAGTAATAACTACTTTTATGTAATATTTATTAATAGATAATACTTTAGTTGGACAGTGAAAACTAAAAATATATGGCAAACGAATTCATAGCCCGTAATGGGTTAATAGCACTTAGCGATTCTACAATATCTGGGTCACTTTACGTATCAAGCTCAATTACAGCGTTAAGTTTTACAGGATCTTTAACAGGGACTAGCTCTTATGCAAGTACAGCTTCTTATTATAGTGGTTCAGTTATTTCAGCTTCATATGCTTCTAGCTCTACTAGTGCCTCTAATGCTATAACAGCAAGTTATATATTACAAGCAGTAAGCAGTTCTTTTGCTACTACAGCTTCTTACATAATAACAGCTCAGACTGCTTCATATGTCTTAAATGCAGTAAGTGCATCTTATATAACCACAGCTCAGACAGCCTCTTATATTTTACAGGCGATATCAAGCTCTTTTGCTACTACAGCATCTTATTATGGCGGTTCAGTAACAAGCGCATCTTATGCATCTTCTAGCACATCAGCTTCTTATGCTTCTACAGCTTCATATTGGTCAGGATTTTACCCTATAAGTACTCAAGCGGGATCTTATACTTTAGCTTTAGCAGATGCAGGACAAATTAAAATATTTAACTCTGCGTCTGCATTAACAGTAACAGTACCACCAACTTCTTCTGTAAACTGGGTGTTAAATACAAAAATAGATGTGGTTCAATTAGGGGCAGGTAAAGTTACTTTTGCAACTGGATCTGGTGTAACAATAAATTCAACAGGAAGTTTAAAATCAATAAACGGTCAATATTCAGCGGCAACATTGGTTTATTATTCTGGATCTAATAATTGGCTTTTAATAGGTAACTTAATAGCATAATATGAGTTTTAGTTTAGGAATATTAGCATCATCTCAATATATAGTAACAACACCAGGTACTACATATGCTACATTTGATGCGTCTCTTATAAGTACAAATTTAACAAGAGATAATTCACTTCAAGTAACAAATAATGGAGGTGGTAATGGAACAGCTATAGCTACTATAGGAGGTTCTACAACAGGTAAATCAATAGGTAAGTGGTATTGGGAGTTTAAATATACAACAAAAACTAACCAAGGTGGTTTCGGAATTTATTCAGGTACAACGGGTTTACCTTTAAATGGAGCTCTTGGTTCTAATGCTTATGGTTATGCTTATTATTCTCTTTTTGGTGGTTGGTGGATTCCAACAAATAACCTATCATTTAACGTGTTTACTTCAAACGGTGGAGCTACATATCCAAACATAAACCAGGGAGACGTAATAGGTGTAGCTTTAAATGCCACAGGAAATCAAGTTACATTTTACCTTAATGGAACACAAATGTCACCCACACAAACACTATCAGGAGGTAATTATTTCCCAGCATGCTCTTTACAAACAAACGGCGGTACTATAAATGCTAATTTTGGAGCATCAGCATTTACATATACAGTACCATCAGGGTATACATCAGGATATTTTTAATAGAATACAACATGACATATATAGAAGTTTTAGAAGACGTAAAAATAAAATTAGAAGCTGGAGCAGACTGGAACGTACCAATATTAGCAACTACAACTCCAGGATTGTATGTAATGAATTTTGATCTATACCAAAACTTTCTTATAGGAGAGTCTCAAGATATGGCAGATTATTATATTAACTGCTTTCCTAATAGAACAATGCAATTAATTGATGTGTCAAAAGTTAATCTACTGAACTAGCAGATATTTATAATAAAGTGTAAATACAATGTGCTTATTAATGCTATCTATATCGATTGTGTTAGCAATAGCAATAATAATAGCATTTAAGTGGAAAGAATCTGGTGACATTATTAAAGATTACGAAGACGACGAAGAATAATTGATATTTATAAACAAAAATACACGTTATGGCAAAACTTACAGAAGACGAACTTAGCAAAATTAATCTGATTAGAAAAGATGCTCTAGATATAGCATCAGCATTGGGAGAATTAGAATTTCAAAAGATCTCAATAGAACTTAAGATTGATGAGCAGAAAAAGGAAATTATATCTTTAAAACACAGAGAAGAATCTATTTTTGAAGAAATAAAGTCAAAGTATGGAAATGTTACGATAAATATAGAAACAGGAGATATTTCGTAAGAAATTATCAATATTTATTAGTAGAAAAAAACAACAATATAAATGGCTGAAACACTCATAAGCCCTGGAGTATTCTCGATTGAGAACGACCAGACTCAGATAACACAGGGACCAATCCAAGCAGGTGCTGCATTAATAGGACCAACAGTTTTAGGACCGGTTAATATCCCAACAATAGTAACTTCATATTCGCAATACAAGGCAATATTCGGAGCAGCTTTTGTTTCAGGAGGTACTTCATATGAATATCTTACAAGCATGGCAGCAAATGGATACTTCCAACAAGGAGGTTCTTCGTTGCTAGTTACCAGAGTAGTTTCTGGATCTTATACTCCAGCTACAGCTAGTGTTATAGCATCTGGTAGTATAACAGCATTTACTTTAGAAACACTGTCTGCAGGTACAGTAATGAATAACTCAGGTAGCGCAACAACCGGTGCTCTTGTTTCTGGTTCATCTGCAAATGTAAGATGGGAGACAGTAAGCTCTGATTCAGGTTCAGGTCTATTTAGTTTGGTAATTCGCAGAGGAGATGACTATGTAAATAATACAACAGTATTAGAAACATGGAATAATCTTTCTCTTGATCCAAACCAAAACACTTATATATCTTATGTAATTGGAGATCAAACCCAAAATGCAATTCAAGATCCTAGCACGGGTAATTACTACTTGCAAACTACTGGATCTTATATGAATAAGAGTAAGTATGTTAGAGTAAAATCAGTAAACCTGAATACTCCAAACTACTTTAATGCAGCAGGTACTCCTCAAAGCCAATATACAAGTTCTCTTCCTTTAGTAGGATCAGGATCTATAAACGGAGCATTTAATGGAGCAACTGGTGGTCTATATGGATCTTTCGGAATAGAGGCATTAAATATGTTTGAAGCAATTCCAACAGTAGCATCTACAACATCAACTCCAAATTCAAATATACAGGGTCTACATGCAGCAGACTATGATCTGGCAATAAACCTTCTTGGAAATAAAGACTCATATAAATTCAACTCAGTATATGCTCCAGGTATAACAGCACAGAATGCATCTACTGAGATCAACGCTCTTTTAACTCTTGCACAGAATAGAGGAGACAACATCGCAGTAGTAGATATGGGTGGATATGCTCAGAATATAGGAACGATAACTACACTGGCTAAATCATACGATAACTCATACGGTGCTACATATTGGCCATGGGTACAAGTAAGATCAATAGAAACAGGAAAAACTAATTTTGTTCCAGCTTCTACAATGGTACCAGCAGTATATGAATATAACGATAAGATCGGCGCAGAGTGGTTTGCTCCAGCAGGTTTTACAAGAGGTGGAATGAGTACAGTTCTACAGCCAGAAAGAAAACTTTCAATTGACGATAGAAATACTCTATATTCATCTAAAGTAAACCCAATATCAATATTCCCAGGAGTTGGTACAGTAATATACGGTCAAAAGACACTACAACAAAAAGCATCAGCACTTGACAGAGTTAATGTTAGAAGATTGCTAATAGCACTTAAGTCTTATATTGGTCAGATTGCGGATAACTTAGTATTCGAACCAAATACGCAGGTAACAAGAAATAAATTCCTGAATGCAGTGAATCCATATCTTGCAAGCGTACAGCAGAGACAAGGTCTTTACAGCTTCTCAGTTGTAATGGATGATACAAATAACACACCTGCCACAATAGACAGAAACGAGCTTATAGGATCAATATACTTACAACCAACGCGCACAAGCGAGTTTATTTATTTGACATTTAATATTCTACCAACAGGAGTTTCCTTTGGTTAATCGCTTACTTATATAGACATATAATATGAACAAAGATACAATAGTACGAGTAACAATACCAATGGCATTATACGAGTCCATTAAAGGAAAAGTATTGAATGAAGCTAAAAAGAAACCATCTGCAGGTCTTACCAAAAAGGAGAAATCTGCAGTAGTTAAAAAGGCAAAAGCTGGAAAAGACATCGGTAAAAAAGGCAAAGGATTCTCAGCAGTAGAAAAGAAAGCAAAAGAATCAGGGGCTAAAGATCCTAAGGCAGTTGCAGCAGCAGCAATGTGGAAAGGACAGGCAAAAAAAGCAAAGTAAGTATATTTATAAACGAACAACAATAATAAAACTACAATAATATGGCAGGTCTTTTGGATCCATCAGAAATATTTTATACAACATTTGAACCTACAGTAAGTAATAGGTTTATCATGTACATTGACGGTATTCCTTCATACATGATTAAAAAGGCATCAGCACCAAGCGTTGAAATGGGAGAGATCAAATTAGATCACATCAACACTTACTTCAAGATAAAAGGTAAAGCAGAGTGGAAAGACATTGAGCTTTCTCTTTACAATCCAATATCACCTTCAGGTCAACAGGCTTGTATGGAGTGGGTCAGATTACACCATGAATCAGTTACTGGTCGCGACGGCTATTCTGACTTCTATAAGAAAGATGTAACATTGGATATAATAGGACCAGTAGGAGATATAGTAAGTGAGTGGATCGTAAAAGGTGCATTTATAAAAACATTCTCAGCTGGTAATTATGACTGGTCTACATCAGATCCTACAGAGTTAACATTGACACTCGGTTGCGATTTTTGTATTTTAAATTATTAATCCTCAATTACTAGAATATTTTTATTCTAAATTACTAACGAACTAAATCCTCCGATATTTATAATAAAGGAGGATTTTTCATGCTTACAAGTTACTTTA